GTCCCTGAATCCATCCCGAAACTAAAATCAGCACCCATATTTGGGTTTTTACCCTAGAACCACGCCAATATGGCGCATATTTGAGACATTCTGTCACAGGGGCAAGCCATGGAGCCATACTATCAGGATTCACTCTGTACCATCTACCATGCTGACTGCAGAGAGACTGTTACCCAAATATCAGCAGATGTCCTAATCACTGATCCACCCTATGGTGTAGGATTCAGCGGCAAATCTGCAAAAGAACGGGGTGGATGTGTAAAAAAAATCAGTGGTGGGTACTGCTTTGACGATACTCCCCAATATATTGCAAACACTGTTGTTCCAACTGTCACCTGCTTGATTGGCAATTTAAAAAGGGCAGCAATAACACCTGGAACTAGGTGCATGTTTCTGTATCCAACACCATCTGATGTTGGATGTTTTTATAGCTCAGCAGGGACAGGCTTGGGTAGGTGGGGGTTTACATGTATGCAGCCTATTTTATTTTATGGAAGTGATCCATATTTTGAACATGCAAAAGGAGCCAGACCAAATAGCCTTGGTCAATCATACCCAAATGATGCAAATAAAACAGGTCACCCATGTGCAAAACCCTTTCCAATGTGGAGATGGCTTGTTAACAGGGCATCATGGGATGGAGACATCATCCTCGACCCATTCATGGGCTCTGGCACCACCCTCCGAGCTGCCAAAGACCTGGGCAGAAAAGCTATCGGCATTGAGATTGAAGAGAGATACTGTGAGATAGCAGCAAAGAGATTGGCTCAAGAAGTCCTGCCCCTGTGATAGAGTATAGACATGGCAAAACCAATACCAGGCACACCAGTCAGGCTGACCACTCCAAAGCAGACAGGCTCTGGCAGGTGGTTCATCAGGGTCAAAAATGATGCTGGCAAGTGGTTTGGCAGAACCTTCAAGACACAGGCTCTGGCAACATCCTTCTATGAGGAAAACCTCTCCAAAATTCCACAGCCCACTGTGACATCTGCCTCTCTCTCTGATGAATTCAGGAAGTATGATGGCAGCCCTCTGTGGTGGTCAGACCTCCTGGGCTGGACAGCTCACAGGCTGGTCCATGCAGAGAGAGGCAGAGAGTGTGATGAGATTCGAAGAGACCTCCTGGCCATTGCCACTGCATCCAGGGGAGTGAAGTCTCTGATTGATGTCTCTGCCCTGGAGGCCAGGATGGTGGAGATTGAGAAAAAGCAGAGGGAAGTTGCTGCAGCTCGGAAACATGGACTGGGCACCAGGGGAGATATCAGGGTGGCATGATGGAGCCATACTATCAGGACTCACACTGCACCATCTATCATGCTGACTGCATGGATGTACTACCACATCTGGAGCCTGTTGATCTGGTGCTGACTGATCCTCCATATGGTCTAGGATTCCCATATCTGGGATATGATGACTCCAGGGACAATTTAATAGAGTTGATAGACAAAACAATGCCTGTGCTTTTGCAGATGTCAAAAAGAACAGCAGTTTTGTGTGGCCCCACACAGGTGAATTTGTATCCAGAGCCAACTTGGATATGTGCAATAACGTGGAAAACAACAATCACTTTTGGCAAATATGGATACTCACAATGGATGCCAGTCATGTTGTGGGGCAAAGACGTTGATGGTTTTGGCAATGTAAATGGCATCACCAAGGCAGACGTTAAAAACCTTAAGCAGGGTGGTGATGTTGGCAGTGGGAGGTCAAGTCTTGAGAAAAAGCATACCTGCCCCAAGCCATTGTCAGTTATGAAGTGGTGCTGCCAGCGTTTTTCTGATGATGGCAATGTGATCCTTGACCCATTCATGGGCAGTGGCACCACCCTCAGAGCTGCCAAAGACCTTGGCAGAAAAGCTATCGGCATTGAGATTGAAGAAAAGTACTGTGAGATAGCAGCAAAGAGACTGGCTCAAGAAGTCCTGCCCTTTGATGCAGTAGGCTAACAGTGCATGTCCCTTGGTCTCCTCTCCAGGCTCACCATACTCGAAAGCCAGTATGATGCAGACTGCAGGTATGAAGACCTGGCAGTGGAATTTTACTGTGTAGAGAGGACCAAGGAAGGAAAGCTAAAGGAGACTGGAGAGGTCTCCCCTGTGTATGGAGGGAGGTGGGACACAGAGGCTTTTTGCCATGTGCCTGACCCTGAAGACCTCCAGGTACTGAGACTCCCCTGCTCAGAGCCACAGCTTAGAGCCATCCTGACAGACAAGCCAAAGGCAGAGCTGTCAGGTGGCAGAGGTGGTGGCAAGTCAGAGGGTGGAGCCCTCAGATGTCTCCGCTATATTGCAGAGAGGCCATACGAAAATGGGAGGGTGATTAGTCCCACCATGGACCTGGTGGAGGTGGTCAGGTCAAAACTCATCAGCATGATTCCATCCCACTGGCTGCTGCCAGGTAAAGAGGGAGTCAGACTTGGGCCACAGCCCCTGCTGAGATTTGTGCATGGGGTGGTGGTCCAATTTCGCTCGACTAACAATCCAGATTCACTGCGCTCCTGGGGAGGTGGCTGGACACATGTAGATGAAGCACAGGATGTGTCCACCTATGCTCTTGATGTGGCATGGCCATGTCTCAGAGAGACTCCAGAGCCCAGGCTCTGGATGACCCTGACCCCTAAACCTGGTGAGCCCTTTGATAGACACAAAGTATATATTGAATCTCAGGAGGTCTGTGAGTGCATTGCATTCAGTAGCTACACTAATCCCTTCGTGTCTCCCAAGGTCCATGAGATAAGCCAGCAGGATGGTGGCATGTCCAAAAGGACCTATAAGATTGAAGTGGAGGCAGACTGGGACACAGTGGCCGAGATAGCCTCAGAGGAAGAGCTTAAGCCAGTCTTTCCTTCATTCAATCGGGCAGTCCACAAGTGGAGACCATCAGGCACAGACTTTGGAGCTGACATCACTAATAGGCTCATTGCCAAGAGTGGCAAGGTGGGGCAGATGGCTCGCTTCTCCTGGAAGTATATCGCAGGGGTGGACCCCAATAAGTCAGTGCCCAATTACTGCACCATCTGGAAGGTCTACAGGGGCATCTCAGGAGGGGCACCAAGGTGGGTAGCCTGGGACATCATTTGGTCAAAGGGCCACTGTGGCCACTTGGCCAGAGTGCTCAAAGACAATGGCTACCACCCCAGAGAGACTCTCATCATCCCTGACTTTTCTGCCAGGTATAACAAACTGGGTATGCTCAAGGCTGCCATGCAGCTCATGAGGGAGGAGGGATACTATGTGGTCAACAGGCCAAAGAACCCAAAGAGGAAGAATTCCATTGAAGATGTAGAGAGCAAGTTAGACCCTGCCAAGGGGCCACCTCTGATGTTTTTCAGGTTGCCCCAATGTGATGTCTTGGCCGATAATCTAGAATCTGTGGTATGGGATAAGATGGGCAATGGATTTGATAAGTCAGTCAGGCCAGACCCTGTTGACTCTGCTAGATATCCTGTATCATTTTTCAGCCCTGCTCAGAGGGCTCCCAGGGTGAGGGGTATAAGTGTAGGTTAATGCCAGACTTTACGATCACACATAGAGACTATCAGAGATACTATAAACGCTGGAAGATGGCTTATTGCTTCTTCAAAGGTGGTATCCATGTCTCAGAACCAGACTATGATGTGTCCACTATACGGTACCTCACCAGGAGGGATGCTGACTCCTCTGGAGGACTGGACCCAGAAGAGTCCCTCCAGTTGTCTGACTTTGATGTACAGAGCAGCCCCTCTCAGTCATTCCTTTGGAAGCATGAAAGGGAGACTGTTAACGAATATTCAGATAGGTCCAGAAGGCAGATAAACTGGCCAGTCTTTCAGAAGCTGGTCAACACTTTTGTCTCTGGCATCCTCAGGGCAGACCCCACAGTGGGAGACCCAGGAAAGGAACTGTCAGACCCTTGGAGGTCTTATGTTCAGGATGTGGACTTAGCTGGCACTCCCATGTCTACATTTCGTAGGAGGGCCCTGGCCCTGGCCCTGTGTTTTGGCAGGGTCCATGCTGTTACTGACAGGCCTCCTGGTGATGTGATGCCACTCAACAGGCTGCAGCAGGAGACATCAAAGCAGAGGGCATATAGTTACCTGGTCACTCCGCTCAATGTGACAGACTGGCTGCTGGATGATTATGGTCAATATGTCTGGGTGGTGATTAGAGAACCAGAGCCAGATGCAAGGGCTCCAGGCAGACCACAGGCAGACTTTAAGTGGCAGTATAGAGTCTGGTACAAAGACTCCTGGGAGCTGTGGAGGTCTACAGATACAGAGGGTGAATACGTTCAAGCAGATGGAGCAGAGC